TTGAGGCTATGACGTGCAGCTCGTTCGCGTCAGCAGCCTGTACTTTAAGCACCTCACTCTCTTCCATTACAAGAGGTTGGGTCAAAAGTTCTGTTGTTGCTTTAGATGCAATGGCTTTATCTTTAAATAGATTGAATATAGTGCCACTAGAATTTACTAATGTTATAGTTATTGTAGATCCCGACCCTGCATCTTCGGATACTATTAATGATTTTACAACGGCGGTTTTAAAACTAGGCACCGTGTATAATACGGTTAAATCTGTTGTCGTTAGATCTGCTTTTTTATTTATAAAACTATTAGCCATTATTGTAAAAAGAAGTTAAATGCTTCCACCTCATCTTTTAATTCTTGTTGAAACGTTGTGTTTAATTTTTCTACGATCGCATCAAGATCTCTGACCTGTGCCTCTGCCGTTGGCAGATCATACTCTTCACTTGGTCTTGTTAATACTTGTACTATCTTTGCCATTATCTACGTCCATCCGGTTGTATATCTAATCTAAATGTTCCTAACTTCCAACTTTGAGCAGACGATGTGTTTTCTACTTTTAGTGCAATGGCTCTTGCTCTTGCCCGTGTATCTACTTTTTTAGTAGATGATGAAACAGTAAACGGTCCAAGTGCAGAACTAGCTTGACTATCGTTTGGAAAATCTCTTAATTGTAAAGTAACCTGTGTGTTACCAGTTTGTGAAATAAAGTCGGGTATAAATCTTCTTATTTTCATTATAAATTCACCATCTCCTCTAAGATCTGCAGCTCCCGTAGTTTGGCCTCTCTGTATTCTTTGACTAATATCAAAATCTCCAGATGATATGTTTGCGGTTATTGCAGTCGTAGCACCACCTTGCACTTGATCTGTTCCTGTTTCATGTTGATAATATATTGTTCTACCTTCTGTGTTGCCCACCACATCAAAGGACGCATCGTTTCCTGCAGTGTATTCTGTTG